TCCAAATAGTTCCATTTTGTGATTTAAATAAACTTCCTCCCAAATATTGTTTACTAACAATATTTTTAGAACCTTCATCAACTCCAAGTGTTTGTGTTTCAATTGTTTCCGCACCCATCTCAGCAATCCATACTTTATATTGAATTGTTGCTGGTGCCAGAATAACCATTGCATATTCTCTACCAGCTTCTAAGTAAATAGGAGATGGGAAAGTAAATCTCGTAGGTAGTGTGGCATCAGTAGATGTTTTAATAATAGATGTTCCAGTAGAATCTAACTGTGTAGGATCTAATGTGACTTGAGCATAATCTTGAACAAGTTGATTTGTTGGTGTTCCCAATTCAACATCTCTAATCTGTACTGTTATTGGTATATTATTATCTTTTGAGGCAAAATATAAATCTAAAGAAGATAAGAACATTCCTGTTTCATCTACAGTAAAAGATTGTGCTAAAGGATCATCATCATCATCTGGTGGATCTAATCTTGGGGGTGGTGTACGTACAATAGTTGTAGATGTTGTAAATGTATTAACTATACCTGAGGTGACATATCTAGCTTGGCCTCTTGTAAGTCCAATTCCTTCATCACCTGGTAAAGGTTCTGCATTATTAACATCTGAAGTTAATCTAAATGTCTTAGTTCCATTAGTGAATCTTAATGGTGGTGGTGGACTTGTTGTTGGATTTCTAAAGAAGAATGCTCCAAAAACTGTGCCAAATTCATCAGGTATCAATCTAACTGTTTCAATTGTAGCAATGGCACCACTAGTTTCTCCAACTAATCTCATACCTGAAATAACTCTACCAAAGAATTCACCTTGAGCATCTTGTACTAACGAAGCAATATCAATATTTAATACTGTTGATGACTCTGTATATGCAGTTCCTAAAGAAAGTGAATTGTTGTATGGATTACTTGGAAATACTGTAGATGGTGTAATATAATTTCCAAATTTATGATTTGGTTGTGCAGTTCTAAATGATGCCAATTTAGTTCCTAATGAATTAAAACCACTGACTGTTTCACCTGTAACAAATGTTCCAGATACCATAGCAATTTCAAGTAGTTTTGGAACAATATCAATACCACTTCTACCATCAAAGAATGGGTAATGTCTAACACCTGGTGTTAATGAATATGCAGTAAATCCAACATTTCTAGATCTAATAAATTGAACTGGTCTAGAACCTGATTGAATACGATTAACAACTGTGTCATTGCGATCACCAAGAATAGTTCTTGTTCCACCATCAATTTCTTCAACTCTTGTCCAGTTATCTGAAGATGGATCTAATAATATTCTACCTCTACGAACTACAACTTCATAGGGGTTAACATTCTCAACTTGACTTGCTTGTTCATTACCAATATCAGATTTTACTTCATCATATGCTAATGTAATTAAATCACCAGTTTTTTGTACATTGGTATCTAATAAAGTTAAATTTTGAGAAAAATCAGCAGAACCTAAATCAATATTATCTGCTACACCTATTAAAGGTTTAATTGAATACTCATCAATTGGAGCAACCATTTCTTGTGTTAGTGTATCCACATTCATGGTATTATCTTGATTATCTAAATCAAATCGTAAGTTATCTTTAAAATCATCTACAAAGAATCCTGATTTAAATCTATCTCCTGTAGCATCTTTTATTTGTAAAGTTTTAGTATCTAATTCTAATAAATTTAAACTGGTAACAATTTCTAAATTTTCAATTCTATCTTCCAATCTTCCAATATCTCTCATTGTATATCTTTTATTATCAACTAGAGTTATTTCGGCATCATCTGTATTGTACAAATATGCTGGAAGTTTAATAGTTGCAATATGCATAGATCCATCAAGTAATGATGGTTCTTGTGGATTTCTAGATGATGTTCCTTTTACAACTGCAAAATCCCCTTCATAATCTTTACCTGGTGCTAAAATAAGTTTATCAATTCTTGGTAAGAAATAACTGTATCCCAACCTAGAATCACCATGTGGAGATACAACTAATGATGGTGTTGCACCATTATCTCCAAAATCTCTAGTGGTAAAGGCAAATGGTGATGCAGCATTGCTAACTGTAGAAGATACTCTTGGTCTAAAATCTAAAGTATCTGTAGCTCTTACATTATTTTCCAAAATAGGAATATCATTTTTAAATCTATCAATATCATATGAATTTACAGTAAATGCGTCTCCAGAATCTGTAGATGGAACAACATATGAATTAAATACAATTAAAAGTTTTCTTGATGGAGCAGAAAAACCTCTCTTTCTTACAATTCTTGAGTAATCATAATATTGTTCTCTTTGACCTTTATCTAATGTATATTTTTCTGTTATGTTTAAATTATTTCCAAGAGTAACTGCTTGAACTGTAGTAACTATATTTGATTCTTGGAAAGTTATCAACTCTCCTAAAGTAAATTGAACATCAGTAAAATAAACAATTTCAATATTAGAATCATCAATTTGAGTTACTAATTGTGCTATAGCTCCACTTTCATTACCAACTAATTTTTCACCAATAATTGTATTAACATCTAATCCTAAACCTGACACTGTAGTAATTTTATCAAATGTAGGATTAACCTCATTTTTTGATTCCAAAATAGAAACAACTTCAATTACATCAGGCACATTTAATGATATTTCTTTATCTTCAACTCTCAATCCATAAAACTGATTAAACGCTAATCCATTAGTAGATGTTGAAACACCACTAGTTGTTTTATCAATTACTATCTGATTACTTCTGGTATATTGTTTAGATTTACTTACAATCCCTTGTTTTTCTATGGTAATATTTAAAACTGCATCTCCAGTTTGTTTAGAAAGACCTGAAAACTCAACTTCAGAACCTCCATTCACTAACTTAAATTGATCTCTAGTTAATGGTTCAATTTCACCAGTGTCATACATTAAAGAATATCTTTGCGTATCAAAATTGGTATAAAATGCACTATTTATTCCTAAATTGCCAGGAATTGGTTGTACTATTCCACTACCACTAAATGGAGCGTTTCCTGTTTGTGCAGAAACTGCCAAAGTAGAGTTTCCTAAATTAACCTCACATATGTTTTCATCAGTTAATTTTGCATATAATCCAGTATTCTCTTTGTCAACTATAATAGGTGATGCTAATGAAATTGAAGATGTGGTATTTATACCTACTTTACCTTCATTTATTCCACTAACAGTTGCTACCCCAACAACATCAAGTGTTTTTAAATCATTACTAATACTAGTAACTCTATTAAAATTAATATCAGTGGATCCTTGAGTTTGGTATTGTATAATAGAATCTGTTTTTATGCCACTAAATGCATTTCCTGGTGATGTTATAGTTCCTGTAGCACCAAGATCAGCTGAAGTAATTACGCTATTGTTGAAAGCTGGTAATGCAGGAATATTAATTGTTTCTAATATTGTATCTGCTCTAAAGTCTATAAAACCAGCAATCAATGTTGATTGAAAAACAGATTTTACATCACCTATGGTATATTGTTTTACTGTGGTAATTGATCTAAATTCTTTCTCTGATTCGTTGATTAATATTTTTTCTCCAATTATAAATGAACCAGATGTTTGTGATAAACTAATTTGTGTTCCTCCATTTGGATCTACATTAACAAATCCTGTGGCACCACTACTAGCACCTCTAATATATGAACTAACTGGAGTGCTTAATGCTGAATTTATTCCCAAAAATGTATATGTTTGAACATCATACAAAAATAAGTTCCACTGACTGGAATCGTCCACATACGCAGCATTCCTTAAAGCAAAAGAATAAACTCTCGCTTCACCTATCTCATGTGCACCAGTATCTTTATTTTGACCTGCTATCAATCTTCTTGAGAAGAGTTTAACTTTATTATTGGAGTTATTAGTTCCTAAGAAAGGTGTTCCAGTAACATTATTAACTCTTAAAATAGTTCCCATATCAAATGGAACTAATGAATTATTAATAATTTCTTTATCTCTTGGTTTATCAAAATCTACAACTGATGTACCAGGTTCAAAAATACGAAAACCCCTTACATAAGCTTTTCCAGCACTTATTTCAACACATGCTAAATCTTCTGTAGGAATATTTCCATCTTCAGTAATTTGATTTTCCTTAAATATACCACCATTAGAAAGACGATTATCTAAACATTCCGATACCTTTACCTCAAAATTTTCTAAAGAATAATTACCAGATTCTTCAAATGTTCTAGCAGCTAGATATTTTTCAAATTCGTTATAGACAGAAAAATCTTGTAATTTTTTAAGTTCACCTTCTCTAAGTTTAATTAATTCAATAAAACTAACATCTTTAAAATCATTTAATGCTTTTTTAGATAAAGTAGCCTCTATTTTTAATCTATCTGCACCTGGTGCAGCAAAATTAGAGAATCCTTTTGCATTATCAAATAAAGATGAATCATCTTTTGATGTTATTAGGGATTCAGTTATATTTAAACCAACTCTATATGATGGATTATTGGAATATGGATCTAGAACTATTGTGCTTGCAGGAACGTTTACAAAGGTTCCTCTTATAAAATATACACCAGCGTTCATTTTAACCGCACTACCCACCGTAGAAGCGTTTACAGGCACCAATGTAGCGATACTTTCGCCTGTAGTTATTGTAGTATTACCATAAGTAATATCCTCTAAAGTAATTAGAGGTTCTCCATCCTCTAAACTTGCAATTTCATTATCATTATTACCTGTTAGATATTTTACAAAAATTGTTGTATCCGTAAATTGTTCCGAATCTGATGTTCTTTTACAATCATTTACTAAAATTTTTATACCTGAATTTTGACCTTGTAATTTTTTTCCTTTTAAATTATCTAGATAAAGGTTTACTGGAAGACCTAAATGTTCAGATTCTATTTTTATTGAATAATACTTATTATCATATGATACTCCGCCAGGAAGAACCATTGACCCTTCTTTAAATATATGATTTCCAAAAGATCTTACTTGATTCTGTAATATTGATTGAAGTGTTGTTAGCTCTCTTGCCTGAACAGGTCTACCTGGTCGGAATAAGACTCTATAAAAATTATTGTCTTCATTAAAATCATCATAATAAGGACTTATATTTAAATTTGTTTTCTGTGACATGTTTTAGAACTCTAGGATAACTTTAATGTCTTCTTTTTGTCTACTATCTCTAGTAATTAATTGTCTATTATCTAGGTAGATAATATCACCCGACTGATTATTTATCTCAGATTGAGATATACCATTTTTAAACTCGCAACCAAGATCAATGATTTTAGTTCCTGTTGGATTTGTCGTAATACCACTAAAATCAGTATTTATTCCTACAGATTTAGTAGTTCCTTCAATAGTAATAAGATCTGTTGATGAAACAAAATCAAAAATTTTACCATTATCATCAGCTGCTGTTTTAATTCCAACATAATCTTGTTGATCTGCAGTTGTTTTGTTAAAATAAAATGATCTGTCTCTGTAATATTTCAACACTGCTATTGGATTAGAAGAATCATTCGAAATGATGTCGAAAGAAACCACATAACCTCTAACTTGACCTATTACGTTTGCGTCTTCATTTTTTACATCTTGTGTAATTACATCTCCTATAGATATATCACTTGATTGTGGAAAACTATTTAAGTACAATGAAGAAACAGAAGAATATTGTGCCTGATCAAATATTTGAGTTGATCCTATTGATGTTGGATTTTTTACAATACCAATTTGAGCAAATTTTGTATCAATTGGAAAATCTTTAGTAGAATCATCAAATCTAGCGTATACTAAAACTCTATCTGCACCCAACTCTTGATAAATATCGAATCCATGACCTTTTTTTGGTGGTATAATTGGTATTAATTTTGCAGAACCAGCACTTCCAAAATCTGTTAAATCAAGCATTCCATATGTGTAACCTTTTCCACCAACAGATACTTTTACACTTGAAATTTTTGTATTTGAGTCTACTTCAACAATTGCTTTTGCACCAGTTCCATCTCCAATGATGTTAACCTCTTTTGCATCTGCAGCACCACCAGAATAACCTGTTCCACCATCTTCAATATAAACTTTTTTAATTTGATTGTTGTTAATATCAGAATTACCATTCTCTCTAACATTGGCGATATTAGAATCTATAGATGTAGACCAATCATTGGGTAATGGTATGAATTCAGTGGCATCAAATTTTATAATATCAGTGGGAGCTACTGTAAATAAGTATTTCCAAAGATATCCGTCATCTTTAGATCCAGTTGGCCTAAAAGGTTCTAGTCCTGTTAATGTTGGTTCATTTAGGGAGGCGTTTCCCGTAGTATTGATACCAGATGATCCATTATCAATGCAAATATAAACATTAAAATCTTTGTTAATTACATAGTAATCAGTGTCATATAATCTTGGAGTATTTCCATTTGGTGATAAGTTATTGGGACTATAATCATGTCTATACATGTCATAGGATCTATCCTTTGTCCAAGTTACTTTTCTTATAACCCTCCTAATATTATCACTGGTAATTTTTTTACCAAAAATCATTGTATCCCGAATATGATTTAAATAATTAATATTATCAACTGGTTTTTTCCTATCAAATTCATTGTTCCAATCTGCATCAGTAGCATTTCTACCAAAAGCTGCTACTGACGTGAATTTTGAAGATGGATTTGATAATCCAACAAAAACATAATAAGAATTTGAGGAATTATTTACATCTCCTAAAAAATTACCTGCATTATTAATTCTAAATTGATCCGTTACAATTGCCGACATTTTTATAATCTATGGTTTTTTTCTTATATTTATAAACATTATATGAGTGTATCTTTATCAGATACTGCACCAGTGTTTCTAATACCAGAATTTCTTCTCTGTATTCTTGGGAAAGTTGTTAAACCAGCGTTGATAGTTTTACCAGAAACAGTCACTGAAATAGGATTAGTTGAAGTTCTTCTACCACCAACCAATTTACCCCAAGAGAATTTACCAGATATTCCAGAGGTTGAAATACCAGATAATGTATTATCTGTTGCTACTCCAGCTATGAAAGATGCAGTATTTGAACTTGTTTGTAAAGAACTAATTATATACACATTATCAAAGAATGATGTTCCAATTCCTACTGGAGCACCTGTTGATATTATTACAGAAGTAACACCTGATCCAACTGCAGTATCATATATGAAGAATGGATCTCCGTTAGTTAACCCACTAAATGTACCAGATTCTTTTTCTAAGAAGAATTTTATAGTTGAATTTCCACCCTGAACTTCAATTGCAGTTACTATGCCAGTAAATCCATCTGAACTTGTAAAATTAGTTATTAGTTCTGAGGGGATGGTTGGTGTTGGTGCAATTACTTGAGGTGCCTCAGTATAACCAGCACCAGCATTTACAATTGTTATACTTTGAATTGTTCCTGCAGCACTTACATTTGCAGTTGCTGTTGCAAAATCGGTTACTTGTCTATTTAAAATAAGAAGATCTTTTTGTGTCAAATCCACACCAGTTTTTGATCTAGGTGAAGCAATGGATAGAGTTGTGCTAGGTCCAACATATCCTTCCCCACCATCATTTATCAAAATTTCTTGTACTTGACCAGATGAAACAACTGCAGTTAAATCTGCAACCTTTGGTGTTATTGATTCATCGAATACAGTTACACCAATTTCATTTGGATTTTCATAAAAGAAGAAATCAACTAAAGAATTAGTGCCAATCCCTGTATTATCAATATACAAGGTGACAGGATCACTGGTGGAAAAATCTTGTATGACTCTTGCTTCTGGGAATACAAGAGGTTCAATAGAAGGTCTTGTCTTTAATACCAGTTCTCCGTTTATAAACTTATCTCTTTTTTGTTTTAACCATCTTAAAGGTTTAAGTACATTTTCTTGTATACCATTTTGATCTGTGTATACATTAGTTTCTAGCACATCAGATGTTTTTATACCTGTTACCGTTCTTCGATCTTGATCAGGTCCCACTAAACCATTAGGTCTCATAATTCTAATTTGATCACCAATTTTTATAGATTCTCTCGCATCATTAAATATTACATCAACATCATCCGTTCCAATATAAAAGAATACTAATACATTGTCATTAGGATCTGGTGCTTCAGTAAATTCAAAAGACGTTCCTCCATTGAAAAAGTAAGATTCTCCTGGATTTTGAACAACACCATTGATTATTATTAGCAATAAAGCATTCATATCAATATCAACACCACTTTGTTTTTGGAAAGAAACTAATTCACCATTAAAGTTTAAAGGAAATCTTTTTCTAATTCCATCTTGCAATTGTCTTATAGAATCAATATAATCAAATTCTCCAACATTCCAAGAACAGAAACTATCAGTAAATATTTCTTCCACAGTAAATTCAATATCCTCTAGTGGTGATGATAAACTTTTATCCGTAATCAAACCTACTGGTTTAAATTTATCACCTTTTCTAAATCCATATCCAGTTCTTGTCGTTGCAAATGATTTAACTTCAAATAATGTTGATCCAATACCAGTTGTATTACTACCACCTACTTCAATATTAAGTAACAATCCTGTTCCTGTCTCTGTAGTAGGACCAATTCCCAATCTTGATATTCCTTCAATTGGTAAATTTTCATAATTTGGTGATGGTGATATAATTGTAGGATTAGTATATCCACTACCACCTTGTTGGACTGAATATATTAAAGTACCACCAACCCCAACAGATGCTGTAACTTGAGCACCATTTCCTGTACTGTCAGTAACACCAATAGCAATAATTCCATTTCCAGTATCACTCAACTCTGGTCTATAACCAGATCCATTTTGATCAGTAGCTCCTACACCCACCGCTGTAATTGCACCATTTGAATCTAAAACAGCTGTAACTGATGCACCAGCAAGAGGTGCAATTCCTAAACCTCCACTAAATCCTATTGACACAATTTGACCAGATCTAGGTAATTGATTTAGATTTACATCAAACTCACTTGTTATTGGAGTGCCGTCAGTTGATGTAATACCACTAAATATAAAACTAGTTACACCAACTGATTCTGAGAACTCGTAATTATTATCAGGATTTTTAAGAGTTGTTGGTGCTTGGAATATTCCATTTAATGTTAAGAAAGAACTACCAGTTGTAATTCCAGTTGTATTAGCACCTGATACTAACGTTGTAAATGTTTTACCTAGACCTGTAAATTCTGTTGAAATGTCATCAAAAACTACGTTAGTAGAATAATCCTGTCTTAAATATGCCCTTCCACCAAAATTAGATCTACCAAAATCTCTATTTGAATCATTTTTAGATATAATGCTAGTTCCTCTAGGAGCTTCTGTAAAAAATATATTTTCTTCTACAATATTATAGCTACCTTTATATAATCTAACAATTTCTCCATCATTGTGAGTTGTTGCTGAAGAACCTAACATTGATCTAGTAACATCTATTAAATTGAGGGTGCCAGTATTTGTTATCGGACCTACATTTGTTGTTCCAAGACCAACATTATTTACTTTAATAAATTCATCATTTATTTTTAAAATATCTGAAGATACAATAGTACCAATTCCAGTTAGAGATATTATTGAAGTTGATATTGATACCTGACTATTAACATTATCAAATAAGTTATTTGTTATTGGTGTATATGATATTGGTGATTGTAATACATCGTCTAAGGTTATAAAAGATTTTTCATTCTTTTTAAACATTTCTAATTTATGTCTATTTCCAGATCCTACAGAATTAAATGTAATTGCAGATCCACCTCTGGTCAAAGATAATTTAAATATCTGTGAATTTACTGTTTCTTCTGGATTAACAACATAAACTTCGCTTGGTAAAGGATTTCCATTTGACATTACTAATGAAGATATCCCAACACCATCAATAGATGAACCTGGTTCATAAATCAATCTTTCATTTCTGTTAAAGAAATTATTTTCAATATTAAATTCTCCTGTTGATAAATTAACAGATGTTGATGGATCAAAATATTTTGCAAATATTAAACTTCCATTATGTTTTAATGGGAAACTTAGTCTATTTTTAGAAAGACCATTTAAAGAATCAAATTCTAATAATGATAATGTTTCAACAATATTACCATATTGAAGAGGTGGTGATATGTTTAACAAATCTATATCAGTATTAATAATCTCATGATATGATTGAACTTGTAAATCTACTCCAATAAATTCACTATCTGGATGGAATTTTAAATTTAAATTATTTCCATTATATTCTGAAGAAAATGTTCCCATACCAACATCATTTCCTATTGATATAAATGGATAATGTGTTAAGAAAGTGTTTTCATCATCATGTGTCATAAGAGTTTGATGTAATGCACTTGTTTCACCAACAGAAACTTTAATTATACTTTTAATAGTTAAGTCTCTTGTAGATGTAAATCCAGATATTATATCCGTAGATGCAATACTAACAAAATTAGATTCAAGTCTAGCTGAATTTTCAGAACCATCTGGTTGTGAACTTGTTTTAAATCTATATGTTCCAATACCAGCTGCTGTTGTTCCAAAACCAACTGTTTTTGATTTTATAAAAACTTCATTTGAAGTATCATTATTATAATTTAATTTTAAAATATTAGAATCAATCTCTGATGTAAATGTTCCTATTGATACTCCAGTATTAGTTTCTAATGAATAATTTGATATAAATGAATCTGTTCCATCATGAGTGGTATAAATCTCAATAATATTATTATCATTTGTAATAGAATCAGTGACTTCAACTGTGGTAAAAAATGATTCTGTATTTAATATACTTGAAGATACTACTGTAGATACAGTGGAAGGTAAAGTGTTTTGACTAGAATTAGTTAAAGTAACAAATCCTACTTGTAGGTTTCCACTTGATGAACCTGATAAAAATGTTTGTTGCAATATTTTAATTTGCAAATCAACATCATTAGGATTAGTTGGTGTGAATAACAATCTGAAAACACCTTCATTGTTTTTATCTCCTACAATATCAACTATTGGACTTTCATCATCTAAAATTCCTTTCTGAACTGTGTAAATATTTTCATTAGCAAAATCGGTAAATGTTACTAATTCAGTTGCTTGCACCGTATTTGTAGTTGAACCTAAACTAGGACTAACTGATGAAACTCTTGCCTGTATTAAAAATCTATTAAAAGCACTTAAGATATTTAATGATCCATCAATTCTAGCATTGTTAGATGAATTTTTAAAAAGAGGATTAATATTGTCAATTAATATAACTCTATTTGTTCTACACTCAAAGAAATTTGATAATTTTAGTTGATTAAAACTTACAAATTTAGATGTAGTTGGATTATTAATAATATCAATATCTCTAACTAAATCAAGATTATCAATCGCATCAACCCTATTTTCTGATGTTAAATCTCTAATTATAGTAGATGTATCTACAGAAACTGTTGACCCAACTCCAACTGCAGATGAAATACCAACATCTGCAAAATTTTTCAAACCTGTTGTATGAAGTAAATTATTAACAGGACTTACCAACTCTTGATACTCAATTGGACTTTGAATAGTGTATGATAATGTTTGATAGTAATCATTATCTGCAATAACTTGATAGTCTTGATTTAATTTTCCAATATCATTAGACCAACCAATATTTCTATTTGCTCCAAAACTAACAGAGAATTTACCCTCATTAAAAGATATCGTATTAATATTTGCAATTACACCAGAGAATGATCCTTTTAATTTATCATTTTTTTGTAATTCAAAATTACCTAAAACTTTTATATAATTGTTAGTTACTTTATCTAAAGTAAGACCAACAGAATTAAAACCTTTTGGTAAAGATCCATCTTCTCTTGATACTAATATTTGCTCTCCAGTTAAAAATTCAGGTAATTCTGTAATTAATTTAAATCTAGGATAATTTTTAAAATTAATTACCGATGCAAAATTCTGTAAAGTTTTTGCAAAACCAGGATTTGAAACTAATTCATTAATATTAAATTCCATTTTAAATGGATTTGGATTATTTCCACCAATTATATTTGTGACAGGATAAAAACTAAACTTGTTTACTGGAGAATTAAAAGTATCTCCATATTCATTAGATACTCCCTCTACAAAAAGAGTATCTCCAACTTCAAAAGGTGCTGTTGAAAATCCTAAAACGGGAGTAGCTAATGTAACAGTAACTATACCACTAGTGGTATCAGTAACAATGGTAGATCCTATTGTTATATTTGTAATAGGTATTCCATTTGTATTATTTTTAGTAAATAAAGTACAATCACCTATACCTTGTGGAGTACTTAATATATCAACACTAGATATTGATTGTGATTGATTTATATTTGCTTGGAAAGATCCACTTTCTACAATTTCTTTACTTTCATTATCTTGTAATACTAAAGTTGGAGGAGATATAAAGTTTTTTCCACCATTATCAACAACAATAGATGTAATTTTGTTAGAATTTACTGTTGTAATTACTGGTGATAAATTTGCTATTGGTGTTAAAGTTTTATCTGATGGATATTCAAATCCAACATTTAGTATATCTGTATTTTCAATTTTATTTGTGGTTGCTGAATCAGGTAATAGTTTAGCATTTATTCCCTGTGCTGATGTTACAGTTACAAATTTAGGAGAAGTTTTATATCCAAATCCTCCAAATGCTAGATTTATTTTGTTAATTGGACCAATATCTGTTTTAGATGTTGTATTATATTTTAAAACATCTGTATTTGATTTATTATATAAAAGTAATTCTGGTTTTCTTTTTAGTCTAATATTAAATTGTGTATCAGAAGGTGTGCTAATAATAGGATAATCTTTATTATATTCGCTATCAATGTAAGATATTTTAGAAGCATTTTTAACATCTATATCAGAAGTGCTTATAAAACCAGATTTTTCAACGTTGTAAAATAAATTTAAAGGATTATTAATTGAATAATTTATTGTTACAGTAGCTGTTGGTGTAACACCAATAATTCCAG